GTGAGAAGTTGGCGAAATGGCAGGGAGAGAAGGAATTTATCACGATGCGGCAACTGGCATACACGGAGTATCTTACAAATATTGTTGGTAATCCTGAGTTAGAAGACAAGTATGAGAATGATGACTTCGATGCCGCGCGTATCGCAGAGGATGCCCTTCGCAAGGAGTGGGGAGACAAGCTCATAGACGAAATGAAACAGGAGTTTATAGATAACAAGGATGCCCCCATACTCTGGAAGCGATGGGTAGAGGATAGAGATGTTCTTCGTCCTTATTGGGAAGTGCGGAGTGAGTATTTAGAAACTCACCCTGAAGTGGAATCTATATTGCGCAGGGTGAACGAGGCGAAAAACAGAAGGGACATTGATAGGGAAAAGAAACTGAAGCGCGACCCTGATTACCGTCGGTATCTACTCGAGACAGGGCGGCTAACGGAAAATATGCGCAGGACAAACCCAATCCTTGACGCCATAATGGTCTTCTGGGGGTATGCCAATAAACCCCTCACAGCAGCGGCAACGCGGCAGCTATATGCCATAAGAAGCCAAATGGAGTTGACAGACCGCATAGGATAATGCTATTAATTATATTTATATAGAGACCTATATGCACCTCTAACGAGGGGAAGCAAATAGGGGAACTCGGAGGAATACATGGTTAGTCCAGATGAGGCCCAAGGCACGACGGGCAGCGGGGAAGCAAATGCACCGCAACAGCCATCGCAAGAGGCCACACCGCAGGCAGATGTTAATGAATTGCGTGACCAGCTTACGCAACAGAAAAAGCAACTGTCGGAGTTCATTTCCAATGCTAGTAAGAGAGAGGGGGAGCTAACAAGAGAGCGCGACGCTATGAAGAAAGCTCTCGAATATGGTGAGGATTCTCCTGAATACCAGACATGGATAGAGAGCCGTATCCGAGAAGATGAGCGAGAGCAGGGCAAGGCTCAATTAGCAGGGCTTGAACTGGAAAACGCGAAAATGCGCTTATTGCAACAGCACCCCACCGTTCCTGAAAGTGCGCTTGAGGGAGCCACGTCTCCGATGCACATGGAAAATATGGTGTTACGTTACGAGAGAGAACGAGGTATCACAGGGGCTATAGCGAACTCGGGAGAACATCCGCTGGCTCCGTCAACAATGACTTCGGGCGGCACTGGCGCAGGAGTCGGTAAATCATATGCAGAAATACGAGATGCCTATAATATAGACCCCCAAGCAAACCGAGATGCCTATCTGGCAGCGCGGAAAGCGAGGGGCTTGTAGGCACTGGAGGGAATAAATGGCTATCAATACAACAGCTACATCATTCCTTGGGGATACGATTCCCACGATTATCGAGGAAGCTCGGTTTACCGAGCAGTTCAAGGAAGTTATCTCCAATCTTTGCTGGAGAATCAATAAAGAGATTCATAAGGGTACTACCGTAAACATCCCTTACTTTGGGACAGTTACTGCCAATGCACTCACTGAGGGCATTGACATGGTAAACCCACTGGCGATGTCAGACACGAACGTGCAGTTCACCCCTGCTGAGGTGGGCGCACAAATCGTCATCACTGACAAGCTCGTTCGGGACAACCAAGAGGACGTTATCCGGGCAGCCGGACGTATCCTTGGCGACGCAATGGTTTCCAAGCGTGAGCAAGACCTTGCTGGTCAGTTCGACGATGGCACGGAAACAATGGGTAGTGATGCCGCAGCAGCCACCTTGGGTATCTTTGCAGCAGCATGGGCATCCCTCAGTGGTGTATCGCTCGCCAATGGTGGGCCTGCACCGAAGCCTTATGTAGCAGTTCACCACCCGTTTGTACTGCTCGACCTGGTGGACATATTCACACCGACAATTCCGGGTGGAACAACACCGGGAGTTACCACCACTGGTCTCGCTGAAGATGTTCTACGGAATTACACCGTGGGTCGCATTTTCGGCATGAATGTCTACGAGTCAGGCAACATCTCCATCGACAGTGGAGACGGCGCAAGTGGCGCAGTCTTTGCTGCTGGTACAGGTGGCGGCTTGGTTCTCGTTACTTCAAAGGAATGGGATGTCTCTGATGAGCGGGACGAGTCCCTACGAGCCACAGAACTCAACATTGTTGCTGAGTATGCTGTTGGTGAGTATTTGGCATCTTGGATTGTCACATTAGAGGCCGACGCAGCAGACCCTGAATAACTAGCCTGTGTCTCGTAACCGACACAGAATAAATATAAGGTTGGGAGGAAAATACAATGGCGTTTTTGAATTACGTTGGACTTGACTATGGTGACGAGCTTGTCACCTCTACCACGGAGAGCCGTGGAGTTACCCTTGGAACAAAGGGTCTTATGCCTGACGGAAGAGTATTCAGGTACTCATTGGCAGGTGAGGCCATCACTGCTGGGGTTCTATGCCAGAACTCATTGGCGATTGCTAACCATGACATGGACTTGGTAACTGCTGCCACGACTGCCGGGTCTAGTACTATCGTTGTCACACTCGGTGGGACAGCGGCAACCAAAGACCAGTACAAGGGTGGCACCATCTATGTGAACGATAACGATGGGCAGGGCCAGAGCTTCCGTATCGCCACTCATGCTGCGGTGGGTTCCGGGGCTGCATTTACTGTACCCCTAGAGGGAAAGCAGACAGTGAAAACTGCCCTTACGTCGTCATCCCTCTGTGGCCTCAAGGCAAACCCATATAATGGGACACTTATTTATAACGGAACTGGTATCAATGGTATCCCGACGGGCTTCGCGCCCACGGATGTAGCCGACGCCTCATACTTCTGGCAGCAGACATACGGCGATGGAACTGCTGTGGCTCAAGGCACAATGGTCGTAGGGAAGGTGGTAACTCCGGGTATAACGACAGATGGAACCGTAGATGCCCATATAGCTGCCATCACTGCTGGGTCTGGTGATGCAGGGATGCAGGTAGCTGTCGTCTGTTCACCAATTTCTGTTACAACGGATTACCAGCACGTATTCATTACAATCGGTAGCTAAGGTAGGTTTTATGCCTACGAGCAGGGTAAAGCAAGAAGCTGCTAGGACGGGGGCCGCAGTCGGAGGACTCTGGGGCGGCCCCCAGAAGCAGCGGTATTACACCCCGACAGGGGAAGAGGTTTACAGTATTCCGTCTTGGCGTGAGTTCACACGGAAAGGCCAAGACGGAAGGGTGCTGGAGCAAGGGACTCGGGACGCTAACCTTGATAAGGGGTGGTCGCTTTCACTACCAACCGAACTCAAGGTAGCGTGCCCGGGTTGCAGTAAATGGCATGACACCAAAGAAGAGGTGGATGCCTGTGTAGACACAAGAACTGCTCAAATGACCCGATGGCAAAAGGAAGACGCTGATGCCCGGGCCGGGCAGAATAATACAGATGTTGAGGGGCGGCTTGGTAAGCTCGAAGAGGGGTTGAGTGACATCAAGACGCTCCTTCAACAGGCTTTAGGAGTGAAAGATGGGTAAGTTTTTTAACGAGAACCTTATGCACAAAAACTTTCCATTCAAGCGGGTCAGTCTAGGCCCAGACTACGCGGAGGAACGACGTGGGAACCTTAAAGTTCGAAAGCACACCGAACCGAGTGGGGATATACCTCCCGTCGGACGGGACGAAGGCGAAGCCGAACAAGATAATCCTGACCAAGGCCGGGAGCACGGAGATGGAGAGGTCGGAACAGGATTACATAGTGAGAGCAGTCGCTCAAAAACTCGGCTTGGACGACAAGCAAACAGAGGAACTCGCAGAACGAACTGAGAGGCGATTCGAGTTCAGGATGAAGACCGAGGAAGCCTCCAAGGAGCTACACAAACATCTTGATGAGCGAGAGAGATATCCGAACTTAAAGTACGGCGGGATTAAGCCGCCGAGAAGACGCATGTACTAATTAAATACACTCCTCCAAGTGAGTGTGGAAGGATGGAGTTATGGGTGTACGTTCACGAGCCACCGCAGGTGGGGCGCAGTTTGCCCTCGCCGTATCCTCCTCAGTAGTTACCCTCACCGTACCGAAGGGTGCATATTGTGCCAGTATCTTTGTCCGTGGGTACGGTGTTACGTTTACCACTGACGGAGCAACAGACCCGACAGCAACCAAGGGATTTACAGCCGTTGTTAATTCCGAGATTTCACTGAACTCCTTGGACGAGCTAAACAAGGCACGATTCATTCGGGTTTCGAGTGATGCCACTATGGACGTTGAATACTTTACCGATGTGAGTAGTTAGGAGGAGTTATGGCATTACGTGGAAGAATTACCTCACCCCACGTTGCGGTATCAGTAGCAGACGACTCTGTAGATACTGATGCAATTGAAGATGATGCAGTTACTTATGCCAAGATACAGAATGTTTCCGCTGATGAGCGAATCCTAGGTAGAGTCTCTGGTGCTGATGGGGTTATAGAAGAACTAACCAAAACACAAGTATTGACCTTTGCTAATGTAGAAAATGGTGCAGATGTAACTGATACCACCAATGTAACCGCAGCAGGTGCATTGATGGACAGCGAATTAGCTGGAATTGCAGCAGTTAAAGCAACTACAGGTACTTTTTTATCAGCAGACGAAAGCAAGTTAGACGGAATAGAGGCTAGTGCTGATGTAACAGACGCTACAAATGTAACTGCTGCTGGTGCTTTAATGGATAGTGAACTAGCAGGTATTGCTGCTGTGAAGGCAACTACTGGCACTTTTCTATCGGCAGATGAAAGTAAACTAGATGGTATAGAAGCTAGTGCTACAGCAGACCAGACCGCTGGAGAAGTATTAACTCTCATAGAAGATGGTGTTGATAGTGTTCACTATGTAAATAACTCTGTCGATGCAGTCCACCTATTTGACCTTGCAAGGGGCAGCGTCATTATTGGCAACGCCAGTGCTAATACTGTTGAATTAACGGTAGGCTCGGATAACTATGTCCTCACCGTAGATAGCAGCGGCGACATAGGATGGGAAGCAGCGGGTGCTGTATCAGGTGCCCAAACAGGCATTACTACCATCCTCAACACTAGCACGAAGATAGGTAGGGACTCAGAGAATCTAGTAGACTTCGCTTGAATGGAAAGTTTTTGTGCATAAGGTTCTCGTTAAAAAACTTACCCATCTTTCACTCCTAAAGCC